TTAAATGGAGTAGTATGCTCCACGAAAATACGAAGGGGAAAATAACCCTTCAATTCACGAATCGTACCGTCTGAAAATAGACAGTACGGTCTCTCGCAGTAAACACCGCGAGTATTACCTATAAACGAACCCTGGTTCGTCTGTTTTACTTCCAATCCGAAGTAACGTGCGAAACGTTTATATTTTCGCCAAGTTCGTGACGTCCACCAACCTAGAAGGTCATCGCCTTTAATGACGAAAATACCTTTCGGGTCGGCAGAGATTGCCACGAAATAGTGGATCAATGAAAGTATTGACCAGCCCAATGGCATACCCATTGGTGTACCTCTGTACCAACGGTACGGAGTTGCAGGAATCAAGTAACCTAAAGGTATCTTGAATTCTTTAGCCATCATGCGAATTGCCTGATGGGAAATAGTGTCTGTCGCACGCGACAGATCAGAAGAATAAAGGCGATAGCCTTTAGATAATCCTCTCGTCTTTAAGATGACAGGATCTTGTGTCACAGATGAGTGACATTGTGGGATTTTATAAAGTAAATTATAAAGTCTTTCACGGTGGCGATGAGCCCCCATTACAGACGCAGCGTTACTCTTTGTAACGATGCGTGCCTTCCAGCCGTACTCACGTACGGCTACAGGTACCGCCGTCAATAAAGACGGAGGTTTATCTTGTGTCGCGATGTAAGAGGTGAGCGTCCTAAGACGCGCAGCCTGGAAATCACGACGGCGTTTCCCGTAATCGGGAAGATTTTTGAAGGATACCATTGTTAAGGCATCCTCCGTACGAATAGATCGAGGATTAACTCGATCTGCTAAATAGGCGTTTCTACCGCCTTGTTTGCGTGTCTTCTCAAGACAAGCTGAATTCGAGACAATTGATGTATTGCCTCGAGGAGTGCTACGGGTATAATTGAAGTATGGACTTTTGATCCAGACTTCGAATTTCCGTTGCCAAATAACAGGAAGAGGTTTAACTTCCTGCGTAACAGTTGCGCGATGTTTTAACATCATTTGGTCGCAACCAATGCTGTCTATTTTAGGCAGCGCTCTTGCTATACCAGTAATAAGGTATAGAATTGAGTCGTCTTTTGAAATAAGACGTTGGACATCGCCAATGAAGGATTTGGGAAAGAATTGTCCCAAGTCCGACCTTGACGGTCGCCCGTGATTCGTCCATAACAGACGAAATTTGGTACAAAGGGCCTTAAGCCTTTTGTAGTGAAAGTTAGGTGCAGTAGCATCTAACCTGAAAGTCCGTTCAAAGAAACGAACAAAATCCCTCGCCTGATATACATTCATCGGACGAGATAGACCTATGGAGACCCATAGGGCAGTAAAGATGTCATATAAATGGCATCTGCGTTGTAGGGAAAACCCTACTTCGAAATAAGTACGATTTGCGTACTTGTTCACAGTCCAATCTAATGGACCGTGGTAGATCTTCGGAACCAAATAAATGGTCCCTTGTAAATGAGGATTTATTATTTCAGGATAAATCTCTCTACATTTTGCATAGGATCGATAAGACTTTGGGAAGTTCATCTTTCCAAA